CCGAGCAGTGCTCTACGACATAATTGTAGAGGAATTTATAAAGCTATATAGCCGGGAGTACTTGGCTGAGTTAAAGGTTTACTGGGAGAAAGAGTACAATGTTGAGCTAACATCGCCTCCGACACTTGGAGACTGGAAACCTGAGCAATTACAAGGACTTACGAGATTCTTTATCTAAAAGTCCGTTAAACCAGTGCTATAGGAAGAGATCTACATTTACGCTACCACTCCGACATTCTTAGGAGGAGTATTCGTAGGTCTCTGACAATTGGATGAGCTAAGGAAGCGTTGACCCACCTCATCGACTAGTACCAAGGGTATGCTCTTTAGCATACATGCAAGGGCTACCAACGCGGAAGTAAATTCCATCCCGACTTCCCAGATTTGGGGAGGGGATTTAGGGGAGGGGCTTAGTAGTTCCTTTTAAAGAGACTTGTGTTGCAAAACCCTTTTTAGTTAGTAAGGAGAACCTAATGACTGAAATAACTACTGAATTTGAAGCGATAGCTCAAGCGATGCTTACTACTAAGGGTGATCTTGGTAAGGCATCTCGCTCTAAGACTATTGGTTGCAACGCGATGCAGCTAAGAGAAGTGGTACGAAAGAACCCTGAAATACGAAGACGCTATCATGAACTGTTAGCCGAATCTATTATGGAGAAGTCAGTACACATAGCAGAACGTGTGGCAGAAGTAGCAGACCTTAAGGAGCAAACCTTGGGTGGACCTATGGAGATTGTCAACGAAGTTGGCGAAAAAGAAATTATTGATATGCCTGCTGATATTAAATCGTACATAGAGGTCTCGAAAGAACTCTCACGACTTATAGCAGAAGGTAAAAATCAAAACATGTCAGCTAAGGCTGTCGTGGTATTAGCAAGTAAAGAAGACGCTCAAGAGTTACTTGAGGGCTTCCTAAACTCATAAGGAGAATCTCGTGAGCTATGTGTCTAATATGGATGATCACGAGGTTGATGTACTCCGAGAACATTTATTAAGAAATTTTGAAGACTTCAGCAAGTTCTGTTTCAAGATATTGACAGGACAGAAGCTGATGCATGTTGATTACTACGTAATCTTGTTTGAGACTATACAAACCCTCATTGATCAAGAATGTACACGTATGATAATCAACATACCACCAAGAGCAGGTAAGACGCTTATTGTAAGTCAATTCTTACCACTATTCGCTTGGTGCAGAAACCCTTCAGGTCAGACCATTTTGACAGGGTTTAACTCAGATGTACTTGCGGAATGTTCAGGTTACATTAGGACTATAATGTCTGATGATGACTTTCGCAGAGTCTTTCCAGACGTTGTTATAGACAACAACAAAAAGTCTGTTGAGAGACTAGGTACTATGAGTGCAGGAGTGCTCCATGCCATTCCGACTACTGGTAAAATGACTGGTAAGGGGTGTGGAGCACTCGCGGAGGGGTTTGCAGGGTTTATGTCAATAGATGACGTAATAAAACCTGATGATGCAAACTCTCCCGGTGAGCGAAACAAAATAAATTTAAGATACGGTAATACGTTACTCTCAAGATTAGCTTCTGAGACAACTCCCTTAGTCATCATTATGCAGAGATTGCATGCTGATGACCTTTGTGGTTTTCTTATGAAGGGGGGTAGTAACGACACGTTTAAGTGGTTAAGTATACCCGGAGTTGTTACTTCCAAGACTGGCTCAAAAGAATGGTATGACAAGCAGATAGAGGAATGTGGGTATACTCATGTGGATCCTATTTTGTATGAACTACCTGAGAGCGAGTACAGAAAATACGAGATGAAGCACTTTGAAGGTGAGGAGCAATTGGTATCATCATTCTGGCCTATTCGTAAGAATATCGACACGCTTCTTGGTATGTGGAACAAAGATCCCTACACATTCTATTCCCAGTATATGGGTATGCCTACTTCCAAAGGTAAGGTTGCTTTAACAGCAGACTCACTAAGGTCGTGGACAACTCTTGAGGAATTTGGTAGGTTTGCTTATACGTTCATGACAGCCGATACAGCCTCTACAACCCAAACTTACTCAGATTATTCTGTGGCATGTCACTGGGGCGTTACTAAAGGCTCAGCAGATCTTAGGAAACTTGTACTGCTCGACATAGAGTTGGGTAAGTGGGAAGTGCCAGATTTGATTGTAGTTATGAGGGAGTTTTGGAAGTTAAAGAATATTGAGGACCGAAACAGGTTATACCTAAAACCAAAGTACTTTTATATGGAAGACAAGAGTTCTGGATTGTTCCTTAATCAGCAGTTTTTGAAAGACAAGACTGTCAGAGTCAAGGCAGTACCACGAGATGGTACAGCTAACAATGATAAGTTCTCTAGATTCCTAAACACAGTGCCTTACTTTGATGCTGGCCGGATTATCCTACCAAAACATCATAAACATATTGACCATTTTAGGTTAGAACTACTTGGACAAACGGAGTTAGGACCATCAACAGGTCATGACGATTGTGCTGACAATGTTTCTGACGCAACAAGTATTGCCTTTGCAGGTAATTCTATGAACTATGAAGCTTGGAGCTAACAATGTCAAAAAACATTTACGTAGATATGTATAACTGTCCAGTGGCTGTGATAACATCTAGCCAAGAAAAGAAAATAATTGGTCTAGAAGAGTGTGAAATGGGTTTGGCAGGCTATGATGAAGATAACAATTGCTTCTTTATGGTGCTGCCTAAAAAGTGGGATGAGTTTACAGTATTTCACGAATGTCACCACATGGCAAGATTCTTAAATGATTATCATGGTGTCAAAACAAACACTCATGAACACGAAGCAGATGCTTATCTAATGGAAGCTTTAGCCAGAAAAGTAAAAACAGAGATCTATAAACGGAAACTGTGATATCTAAATTATAGGAGAATATCAATGTCGTTAATTACACGATTGGATGGTCGTAGTTTAACTAACGACAGATTCATAATAAAAGATTTGAAAGGAAATGCAATAGCTGAAGTGGTCTTAAAAGGATCGTCTTCAGCTACTTTTGAAATATCTACAATGGATGGGCTACATATACTTAAACCAAATGGATGGAGTTCGTTAGCTAAATAAAGTAGTAAGGGGTAGCTTTTGGAGGTTATGTTATGACAGATGTTGTTAAAAACAGTGAGGTTAAAAAATTTGGTATGAGTGGGGAAAAGCTAGTTCTTTTAATACTTGCAATACTAACTGGTCTTGGCACCACAATGGTGTACATGACTAACAAAGATAGCGAATCCTTAAAAAGAGAAATTGAAATAAGAGTCAGCTCAATAATAGAAGACAAAAATGAAATACTAAAAGACATAGAAGAAATAAAAGATGGTATGTCTATAGATGATAAAAGAGAACAAGACGATGCAGAAGAAAAAGGGTTTGTTAAATCTTCAATAAAAGATTTAGAGTTTGATTTTACTAACCTAGACAAACAAGTTCAATTAAGTCAGCTACAACAAAGTAAAAAGTTTGGGGAAATAACTGAAAGAGTAGGTAAGATAGAAGTTGTTTTAGAAATATACAAAAGTTGCCCTAAAGATTAAACATAGGAGGCTATATGGCAAGCGATAAAAGCCAATCTGTTATCTCAATAGATGAGGTTCAGAAGACAAAAAGCCTTTACGATGGACTCTCTAATCTTTCCACTGGACTAGGTGGGAATAAGGATAAATCTAGTTGGAACAAGTGGAACCATTCAGGCAAAAATCTGGATCATGTTGCTTTGTCTGCTCGTTATAGAGAAGATTGGCTAAGTCAAAAAGTTTGCCAGATTGTTCCCCAAGACCTAACTAGAGAATGGCGAAAGTTTGAATCGGAGTCAGCAGAAGAAGCTGACCAAGATTTTGAAGTCGCCAAAATGTTTCGTGAAGCTTATAAGTGGGCTAGACTGTATGGTACTTCCTTTATCGTTTTAGATATTGATGATGGCAGGACCACAGACAAGCCTGTAAACTGGAAAAGATTAAAGCCCGGTTGCTTACGTTCTATGATGGTCGTTGACCGTACACGTATAGTAGCAATGGGTGTTATAGATCAGATGCCAATGAGTACTACTTTTGGTATGCCTGATCACTACCAATTTGTAAACCAACCCACACCTATCCACAAGGATCGTTTAATTCGCTTTGAGGGAACTGAACTTCCTATTTATGAAAGACAACGTAACCTGTGGTACAGTGATAGTATCCTAATACCTTTAATGAATCAGATAGATAACTTTCACACAACCAGCTATGCTGCTGCACAGATGGTACAAGAAGCTAACACTGATGTAATACATGTAGAAGGACTAGCGGGAATTCTAGAATCCGATCAAGGCACTGCTGCAATGATTCAAAGGTTCTCTGAATGGAAAATGATTAAAAGTAATTTCGCTGTATCTATATTGGATAGCACCGAAGAGTACGAACAGAAAAGTATACAACTCTCTGGAGTAAAGGACTTGATCTGGGAGTACCTGAAAATGGTATCGGCTTCTGTCGGTATACCTGCTACTCGTTTCTTATCGGCATCGCCTGATGGAATGAATGCAACTGGCGAATCTGACCTAGTAAACTATGTAGAAACTCTACAGGGTTTTCATAAGAGCATATTCGATCCACGACTGAAGCCTGTCGATGTATTACTGGCAGCTCATTACGGATTACCTGAAGAGGAATTTAAGTATGAGTGGGGATGTATTTTCCCAGAGTCAGCAGCACAAAAAGCTATTCGTGTTAAAGACAAATCAGAATCCATAGCTATGTTATGTGATGCTGGTGTCCTCTCAAGGGAGGCTGGTCTAGAAGAGCTTAAACTATATGGAGCTGTAGAATCAACTGCCACAGTAGGCGACAATCCAAATCCACCAACACCAAAAGGAGTTGTCAAATGATAACTAACATAGGACTGGTAGACCGTATTGAAGTACCATCTAAGCGTAAACTAACTGACGCAGGACAAATGCTTGTGCCTTGTAAGTTTGCTCGTACTGGTACACAACAATACACTGCCAAACAACTTGGTCTTAAAGACCGTGATGATAATGAGATAATTACAGTACACCGTGAAGCCTCTGATGTCTTTGATGAAAAATCTATGGATACTTTCAGGAGCGCACCTGTAACTATTGGTCACCCTAAAAATAAAGATGGCAATTCAATAGTAGTTTCTGCAAAGAATGCTAAGTCTTTACAAGTAGGTATGCTTGAAGGTATGCCAGTAAAAGACGAAGATACTCTTGGTGGTACTTTAGTTCTTACTGCCCAAGAAGCTATTGATGCTTTGGAAGACGGCACTCAAGAACTATCTGCTGGATACACTTGTGATATTGAAGATGTAGATGGAACTTATTTCCAACGTAACATAAAAGCTAACCACATTGCTATCGTTGCTAAAGGTCGTGCCGGATCCAGTTGTCGTATTTCTGACGAAGCTCTTGAAGTTCAGGACAATGTTGCAGAAGCCATGCGACAAGTTAAGGAAGCTGAAGACGGAGCTATTGAAGCCAAGGAAGCACAAATTAAAGCTGAAGCTGCTGAGCAAGAAAAGAAAGAAGCTAAGGATGCTGCTGATAAAGCTGAGCGTCAAGAAAAAGCCGAAGCCTTACTTGCTGAAAAGGAAGCTAAAGAAGCTGCTAAGGTTGAAAAGGCTGAAAAGAAAGCTGCTAAAGAAGCTGCTAAGGCTGAGAAGGCTGAAGCTGATCTGGTTGAGAAATCTGCTAAGGTTGCTGAGCAAGAAGGTATCGAAGCTAAAGACGAAGCTGTTGATCTTGCTGATGAACTAGCTGTTCAAGTTAAACTAAACGATGAACTGGTTCAGGAGCTAAAAGAGATGAAGGTTGAGTTAGCTGATGCCAAACTAGCTGCTGAACAAAGTGTCACAGATCGTTGTGCTGCTATTGAAAATGCTCGTTTAATTTCTGATTTCCGTGATCTTGGTGACAAGACTATTGAACAGATTGAGCGTATGGTCGTTGAAGACCAAATGCCTGAGAAGGACTTATCTAGTAAGAGTGATGTATTCATTTCTGCTATGTTTGAAATTCTTGTGGATGCCTCTCAAGGCGAAACCCCAATGGGTAAGCTACTTGGTAAACAGAACTTAGAAGACGCTACTGTCGTTTCTATGCCTGTAAATAAAGTAAAAGCTGCTCGTGAACGCTCTATTGCCCGTAACAAAAAAGCATAGATCACAACCTCCATATACAAATTAGGAAATTTTAAATGACTATTCAAGATTTTAATATCTACACTGCTAAAGGCTATGCTGGTGACTTGGTTGATTCTGGTCCTCGTGTAGTTCAAACTGGAATACTAACTTCAGCTCAAGCTGGTTTTGGTAAAGCCATGACTCGTGATGCACTTAGCATTGAAAAAGGAGTTGCTCTTGGTGGTACTGTTGATTCAGTGTTTGCTATTAGCCAACGAGAGTATAACCACGAAGCTGGTGTCAGACCTTCTGAGGGCGATGATACTTTCTACTATGAATCAGAGTCTGTATCTTTGATACGTCAAGGCTATGTCTATGTTAAACTTACTGGTTCAACTGCAATAAAAGCAGGAGAACTATTAAATGTAGATAGCGTTACTGGTGAGTTTACTTTTGATTCTGTTGCTGGTGATGTTGTTGCAACTACTAACGTAACTTCTGAAGATGCTGGTTTAGCTGGCGAAGTTATCAAAGTACGTTTAGACATAGTATAAATCTAGCCATTGGCTAACAACCCCTTAAATTAAATATTAGGAAATAACAATGACTAAGATTAAAGTAAAAGCTTATGCTATTGATGAAGATAACGTAGAGTTGAAAGATCAACCTATGATTGATGTTGAGTTATCTGATGAAGTGGCTGTGCTAGTAAAAGCAGGGCAAATCAGCGATGACGAAGGTTTGTTCTTTATGCGTCAGTTGGAATACATTCAAGCTCAAAGCTACGATGTATTATATCCAGAACTTAAAGGCCGTGGTCTTTTTGCTCTTAACACTGAAGGTGGAGAAGGAATTCAGTCAATCACTTATCGTTCTTACGATAAACGTGGCGAGACTGCAATCGTTGCTGGTAAAGCAACTGACTTGCCTCGTGGTGATGTGTCTGGTAAAGAATACACAATTCAAGTACGTACACTAGGTAATGCATTTGGTTATTCTCGTCAAGAGATTGCATCTGCTAAGTTTACCGGGATGCCTCTTGAGGCTCGTAAAGCTGAAGCAACTCGAAGATCATATGAAGAAAAGATAAACCAAATTATCTTCTTTGGTAGTCCTGACAATAACCTTCATGGTTTCTACGATGGTCCTGTTGGCGCACCTTGCCTAACTGCTACCAAAAGCAATGTTGCTAATGGTGTAAGTGGTACTAGGACTTGGGCAACCAAAACTCCTGATGAAATTATTGCGGATCTAAACACTGCACTAACTAAAATGTTTGTAGATACCAAGCAGTTGTTCCGTCCTGATAAGATCATGATGTCAGTAGCATCTAAAAAGATTCTTGAAACTACTCCAAGATCATTGCAGTCTGACATGAGTATTATGAATTGGTTCTTGGCTAACAACAGCTTTATTAATAGTCGTGAACAAATTGTTGACATAAATGAGCTAGCTGGTATTTATCCTCAAACAGCTTCTGGTACTTTTGATAGTACTGGACAATCTTATGAAGGGTTTTCTGTTGTTTCTTCAGGTGAAGATAATATGCGTGTTCGTGAACCTTTCACATACGTACACTTGCCTGTACAACTTAAGGGTCTTGAGTTTGAGATCAATTGCTACGGTCGTTTCGCTGGTTTAGAAATGGTACGTCCTGCTGCTGTCCAACATTGGATGGGTATTACTTAAGCTGAATAGGAGTGTAGGCATGATGACAGATCTAATAAAACTGTTTATCGAAAAGCCTTTACTTGCAGTAGTTAGTATACTTAGTGTGGTGTTAGTTTACACTACATTAGGTATGTTTAGTTTACAGTCGGCTGTTGCAGGTCTAGAAATACATAAAGAAGTTGGCATAACTACTGAGCAAAGAGTGTATGATATGCACCAAGCAATAATTCGCATAGAGCACCAAGTAGGTATGTTGGTTAAATAATCTATAAAGGAGAAACCAAATGAAAATTAAATCAAACGTAATCTGGAACTTAGGAATACTTAAAGCACATCAACCATCTGTAAAAGATGGAAAAGTGGTTATTGGTGGTGGTATGCCAAAGTCACTAAACATTGTTGCTGGATCAACCATAGAGTTGAATGACCAAGAGTGGTTAGATGATTTTGCAGAAGCTAGCAAAGATCTTATTGAAGATGGTGCTTTGACTATTGTTGAAGATGTAAAACTTTCTAAAGAAGATAAAGCAAAAGCTAAAAAGGCCAAGTCTGCAAAATTAAAAGCAGAAATTAAGGCTCTTGATGCTGAAGAGGATTAATTAATGTCAAGCGTATCAGATTTCCAAACAAGATTTCCTGAGTTCAATTCAATAGGTGATGATCGTATTCAGTTGTTTTTGGATGACGCTGCGCTTAATATGAAAAGTCCAGAGAAATGGTTAGGGTTTTATGACGTTGCTCAACAGTATTATGCTGCACACTTTTTAGTTGTAGCAGATATTACTGAGGGTGGCGACACTAGTACCCTAGCACCTGTCAAGCATCAAGAAGTCGATGATGTTGTAATTAAAAACGCAATTAGCGACATCAAGCCAACTCTTGATGATTTGTACAGCACCTCTTATGGCAAACGCTATGTGAGCTATAGACGCAAGTGTATGCCCCTTATTCTAGGAGTGTAGTAATGGCGATGCAAATGCAACGTGCATTCAATGCGAAGATGATGACCAAGCTTACACTCTGGACTCGTGAGGAACCGGGTGGTTATTACAATAGTGATAATCATTGGGTAGTTCGTGAGTATACTGAAAAGACCATTCGTGGTGTTATAGTAGCTGGTAATAAATTCTCTCAATTTGAAGAAGGACAGGCAATACAGGTAGAAGATGGTGGTCAGCGTATCTCTGACTACCGTACCTTGTATGTAACCGATAAATACCCAATTCAATTGGGAGACAAACTTGAAATAAATGGTAACTACTTTAATACACTACAAAGATCTGACGAAGTAGTTTTTGGATTCTATTCACTACTTATTGAGAAGTCTCAGGATTGGACTCCACCTGCTGAACAGATAGAGCCAAAAACTTTTGAAGAGACTTGGACAGAGTTTGACTTAAATCATTATGCTGAAGAAGATTCTTGGATTCCATCTGAGGATGGTGTACCTCCAACTTATGAGACAGGAGAGCACAAACATGACTCCTGATCAAGCTGATGTGTTAGTAGTACAAGCTATGGTAGATACTATGGTAGGCATTCCTCGGTTCTCTTATCCTGCCAGACAGAGAGAGGCCAAGAAGCCTGATGGAGAGTTTGCACATATACGTGTGATAGAAGAGTACCAAATTGGTATTCCTACTCAAACTATATCTGAACAAACAGAATTAACAACAACATTCAAAATCCTTTCACCCGTCAAACTAAGATACCGTATTGGTGTAGTTGACACAACTGGAATACCTAGTTCAAAGATAATGCATGGTTGGACCTCTGAAGCAATGAAAGCTCAGATGATAAGTTCAGGCTATGGCTTTATAAAGTGCACTCCCATATCAAGTGAGGATGCTAAACTAGAGAAAGAATGGGAATACCGCAAAGGTTTTTCTGTTGAGTTCTACACTACGAGAGTGTTTACTGAGACCGTCAATAATATCACACAACTTAATGTTGGTGGTTCGTTTTATGACGAAGCTCTTAAAGAACACTTATTAAATTTTACTGTAAATAATATATAGGAACAATTATGGCGATTGAATTAAATGACTTCGCACAGGTTTCCATTTCAGTCTCACCTACAGGTGCTGCTGCTGGAAACTTTGGCATACTTGGTTTCTTGACTAATGAATCAGACGTTATTACTGTTGCTGAACGAGCTAGATCTTACACCTCACTTGCTAGTGTTGGTGGTGATTGGGCTACTACTTCAGAAGTATATAAAGCTGCTGTTGCGTTCTATAGTCAGACTCCTGCTCCTAAAGATTTTACTGTCATAGTAAACTTTGAAGAGGCACAAGCTGCAACCTTAATTGGTGGTGGTTCTGATACTCCTGAAGAATTAATTACATCTGTTGCTGGTTCTGCTGGTGATCTGGTTATTACTACTGGAAATGGTGTAGTTACTTTGACTGACCTAGATCTGTCTGGAGAAGTTATTACTTATGCTGGAATGGCTGCTGCTATACAGACTTTGTTGCAAGCTGCTACTAACGGTGGCTCAATGACTTGTGTTCACAATGGATACCAGTTTGTAATTTCTACTGGTACTACTGGGTCTTCAACTTCTATATCTACTGCTGCTGTATCTGATGCTGCTATTGCTTTAGGTCTTACTCAGTCTTCTGCAAAGACTGCTGGTGGTATTGATGCTGGAGAAAGTGCTTCACAAGCATTGGCTATATCTGGCCTCATGGGTGTAAAAATTGTTGGATTAGCTACCCACAAAGATTATAGAGATTCATCTGGGTTTGTTACTGAAAATATTGCTGAGTATTGTGAAGCTGCTAAAATCATCTTTATGAACACAACAAATGACTTAACCACACTATCTCTTGGAAATGTAAACATTGCATCTAAGCTTAAGGATAAAACCTTACGTTACTCACTTACTACTTTTAGTAAAGACGTATCTGCTTACCCAAGTGCTGCTGTGTTTGGTCGTGCTGCATCTGTAAACTTCTCTGCAATTGGTTCTACTATTACTTTGAACCTTAAGCAAATCGCTGGCGTAACTGCTGAAGATCTGACTCCTGCTGAGTATGCTGCATTGACTAGCTACTATGCATCTGCTGTTGTACAAATTGGTTCAAGTGTAAATGCTTACACTAGTTCACGTATGGCATCTGGCACTTGGTTAGACACTGTACATGGTTTGTTATGGCTAGAAGATAAATGTGAAGTTGACATGTTCAACCTTCTTTATGTGACTAACACTAAGATTCCTTTCACTCAAACTGGTATCAATACTGCTGCTGCAACTTTAGAAAAGAGCTTACAAGCTGCTGTCCGTAATGGATTAGCTGGCCCCGGCTTCTTGCCTGATGGAACTTATCTTCCTAATGGGTATGTAGTTAATGCCGTATCGCTTGCTGATGTAGCTGCTAGTGATAAAAGTAATCGTGTCTATAATGGTCTTTCATTTAAGATGGTTGGTGCTGGTGCGCTTCATGAAGTTGAAGTAGCTGGTGAATTCAGCGAATAATACAGAGGAATAAATTATGTATCAATATAGTTTCGCTAATGTTGACTTGATTATCGACACTGGAGATTACAACGGAAGGCCAAGTGGCAACCCAGCTAATTTCAAAGTTGAAGGTTATGGAACTGGTGAGGGATTAATCAATATCGCTCGTAAGGCTCCAATAGCTAGTACGACTTTTAGTGCTCTGGGCAAGATGGTTGTGAACATGCAACGTATAGTTGCTGGTGACATGTCATTCAATGTTCTGATGAACGCCCCTGAAAACAAGTACCTACAAGATTGGGCTAATTGGTTTCAAGATCAAGCTCATGCTGATGGGGAATTAATAAGACCTATCCAAGCTAAGCTTGTAGATAACATGGGTAAAGATCAGGTAACATGTAGTAATGGTGTAATTTTAGCCATGCCTGCTTTGACTCGTGGACAAACTATGAACACTGTAACTTGGGTTCTGTCGTTTGAAGAAGTAATCTACGATCGCGAAATCGGTGGAGACTACGCTTCTTTGTAAGCATCTCACTAGCCCTATCCAATACTGGGTAGGGCTTTTTAATTTAGGAGAATTCTATGTACACTAGTACACTTAAAGATGGTAGAGAAATTGCCATACCAGCTTGGCCTATTAATGTGGCACTGGAAAATTTAACGAACCTTGGTAAGTACCTTGGTATCGACAACGTAATTAACATAGCAAGTTTGAATGTCCCGGCTGTAATAGTAGCCATCATGAGTTCAGACGAGCCGAAGCAATGCGCTTCTATCATTAAGCAGTTTGTATGCCAAGCACGTATAGCTGGTAGCAAGATCAATGAAGGTACGATTGACGATATATTCGACAACAACCTAGCTGCTGTTACTGAGATGTTTGCCCATGTGGTGCATGCACAATACTCAGATTTTTTCGAATCAGGTTTAGCAAAGGAACTCTCCCCAAGCAAGTAGAGAGTGGTGGGGAATCTTTAGTACCTACCGACTACAATGCAGTGTACCCAGAACTTAATGGGTACTTCATTAAACCTTTGTTGGTAAATCCTCCCATGTGTAGCTTGAAAGAGTTGCAAGATGGTACGTACAACATATACGACTTAGAGATGATGCATCAGATAATAGAACTGAAGCAGCATGCCCAATAACAAATCAACCTCTGGAGGTTCTGATGGATTACGAAGACGATAATGACTATGTAGATTTTAGTGAACAAGGTGACTCCTCAGACTTCCAAGTTGATCACGATGACCAAGGCTGGGCTGAACAACCCCCAGAAGAATTTGACATCTACGGTGGCGAAGGAAGTTCTACTGAGATGAGTGATGAGGAGCTAATGGCATCTGCTATGGCTTCTGTACCAACAATGCAAGTACTCCCAGAAGAGCATGACCAACTGATTGCTGAAGTAGAGTACAAAAGAAGAACTAATAAAGTACCCAAGATAGGAGATCTTAGGGCCATACCAAAAGGTGCTGACTACGATACAGATAAGTTCCAAGGTATGAAAGAGAGCGACATCTTCCTTAGTAAGATTGGGAACATGAGCTACAATATACAAGCAGCGTTTAGGGATGTTGCTTTAGGCAAGGCACTATCAGACCAAGCTGGTATTGATGGACAGTCTATGCAAGTGGCTATGAGTGAGTTCACAAATATTACTGGAGTGTCTGGCAAGGAGTTTGCATCTAGGATCAAACTAGATAGTTCCGTACAGGCAACACGCTCTACTCAGGACTTGCGTACAGTAAACAGTATGTTAGCCAATGTAGCTACAGACCTAGAAATGGGGCCGGGAGCTAAGCTGACTGGCAACATCCACGGTAGCGATATAGTTAAGCAAGAGAAGTTAGCTGATGACCAAGCATGGGCCTACAGCATAATGGACGAGTTGGTTGAGATGACCAAAGAGGGCATACGTGGACAAAAGGGTGAAGCTGCTTATACAGCAAGAGTAAGTAACTCTATCTACGATGCAGCTATGAATAGTGCAGTTGGTCCCGATAGTTTAAATTGGGTTCCACTGCCATCTGAACTTGGTGTGTATGGAACAGTACTTAACATGGCTGCTTCAAGTGGTCCAATGGGTACTAAGTATAACCGTACCACATTCTCTGATGCGTTCCCCCATTTGCTTACTGAGCATGGTGAGATGGGACAGATCATGGGTGGTGATGGAGTCATGATAGACTCTGGTATTGTTCCACACACACGAGGAATGAGATCAGACTTGCTAGCTGAGATGCAAAACAACATAGGTACTGGTAACAGAAACTCTGACGAGCTTAATGATTACTTAAGAAACTCCCCAAGCTTGAAAGCTACATACATGCCTAAACCTAGTGACTACAGCAAAATGTCTTTAGATGGACAACAGAGCTGGCGCGATGAGAGGGATGCTGCTTGGGAAACATTTGAGGCTAACCTAATACGTGCTCGTGGTATACTTGGTAGACAGACTGTTACAACAAGAGATGAATCTAACGGAAACAACATTAGACTATCTGGGTTCGACAGACCTTACGATGAACAAGCAGATAGAATGAGTGCTATCAACGAAGCCAACATCTATGGTATAGGTGATGGAGAAATTACTCAAGGTCAGAGTGTAGACCTAGAATCTTTGAGACGGGCCACAACTGGTGGAGGAATTGAAAAAGTCCATCAAAAGTTGATTGAAGACAACAACAAGCTGGGTACAAGTGCCGGGGTAGGTACTGAGACTGGTGGAATGTATGGCGAGACTCCTATGACCGAAATGGACCAGTTCATTGAACTATCTGGAGAAGGTCTAAGTTCTAGTGAAGTAATGCATTACCTAGAGACTGGTGAGAAGCCTGAAGACATCCCTACAATATACGCTAACACTGATAGAGGCCGGTACCAGAAATGGGTAGACACTACCAATCCTCCTGAACAGGGAAGTGATGCGTGGCTGGCTCAACGTAAAGGTAACGTAACAGCTTCAGCCGTAGACAAACTAAACGGTGGCAAAGGTGAAACACGAGTAATACAAAACCTTGCCCTAGAAGGAATGGGCCTACCCGCTATAGGTGGATTCAAAGGTAACGCTACAAGTCAACGTGGTAATGATATGGAAGGGACTGCTAAGAATCAGTTTCTTACTCACATGGCTAAGGCAGGTACTCCCCTTGATTGGGAAGAGGCTTACTTTGAAACTAATCCCGAACTACCGGGCATGGGTGTATCACCTGATGGACGTTTGTACAACGAAGACGGATCTAGTGCTGGCTTACTTGAAATAAAAGTATTGAAGCACGAGTACTTGGCAGGTGCATTGAACAAGTACTACAAACAAATGCAAATGCAAATGGCAGTCACTGGCGAGAAGTCTACACACTTTTGGGCAATGGATGCTGAAGGTTCTGGTGATCACGTTGAGGAAATTGTTTACGCTGACGAGGATATGCAAAAAGAACTAATCAAGAAGGCTAACAATGCACAAAGCATTGCTAGTTCCCTTTCAACCATTGAAGATGTGGAGGCATATAGGATGGCTAGAATACGATCTAAATCTGTAAGAATGAACAAGCCCTCTCACACACAAGGGCAACAAACTGGTTGGGTTGAAAAGCCTACAGAGGTAGTAGTGCCTGCTGCTTGGACCGAAGACTGGCAAGAAGAGGTTGGTCTGGCTAGTGGTGGAGACAAAGTAACTAGCAAGAACTCAGTAATGGCTGCTGCTGCTGCCAAGATAGCTAAGGCTGAAGCTAGGGAAGGGGTGCTTGATGCTGAAGAGTTGCTGCTTAATGCTGAAGGAAAGACTTCTGCTAGGCAAGATAATGCTAGTGCGGCTGCTAGCAAAGAAGAGAAAGCTAAAGAACTGGCACTAGCTAAGGAAGCTATGGCTGCTAGGCAGCAAGAGATAGATGCTATACGAGCTACTGCTCAAGAGGTAAGCAACTTCAAGCAAGGCATTGGAACTATGATGAATGTCTTGGGTGAGGTAGGTGGCTTCGTAGGCAGTGGGACTGATTCTTTTATTACAGATGATGTTGCTTCAAGAATGGCTGGTGCTCAGGGGGATAGGGGCAGGGGAATAAGGGACATACTTGAGGAAAAAGGTAACCTTAGTAAACAGCAATCTGCAAGAGTATTGGCTAACGCTGGTAAACAGACAGCAGAGATGGCTATGAATCCCGAAGCTGCTATAAAAGGACTTGTAACCAGATTTACTTATGCAACTTCACAAGATAATGCTTCTGATGAAATGAAGGCACTGAAACAACTTGATATTCCTGCATGGATGGCTGCTGACTCACAAGGAAGAATAGCCATGCAACAAGATTTAATCAATCAAGTAAGTTCAGCAAAAGATAAGGCTATACTGGGTAACGTAGTTCAAAACCTAGAGCTTGCTGCAACTAACGATGTTACAGGAGGTATGATAGCTGTTGCTCGTGATATAACTCAAGCTGAACGTAAAGCTAAGGCAATAGAGACTGATTCAGGACAAAAAGAAGCTGCTAACAAAATACGAGACTTAAACGAGAGTGGTTCTCAAGTTGGTGAAACATTTGGCTATGCTTCCAAATGGTTAGAGACTGCATCGAGTGTAGCTAATACTACTTCAGGCAAAATGCTTTCTGGTGGTGTTGCTGCCCTACTTGCTGGTAAAGGTTTAGCAGCTCTAGGTGGAGGCACTGTTGCTGCCACTGCTAAGGCTGCTGTTATGAAAGCTGGTGTGAAGACTCCTCTTACTTTAGCTGCTACCGCAATTCCTATGGCTACTAGGTATGGTCTTGATGTTAAAGACGATGGCAGCTTAGCTGACTCAGCACTGGATATTGCTGATTGGGCAAGTTGGGGTGGTGCTGCTGGTGGACTGGTAGGTGGACTTCCGGGTGCTGCAATAGGTGCTGCTGCTGGTGTAGGTCTAGGTATTGGTAATGAGATGTGGGAGCACACGTTTGGTAATGCAAATGGATTGACTCCTGACAACACTATCACTACTCCTAAAACCTCTGATGGCAAACCTGTAGTTGTTGAGAACACTAACAATGTCGTAACCAACGTAAGCGTATCTGAGGATATGGTTACTACTGAGACTGACGCTAATGGTGAAGACTTCAATGAAATGATAGGTCTAGGGATATGAGTAAGTTAAAGCAAGAAGTATCTCTAGAAGTATGGGACAGTGAGGTGGGTGGCAAGCTAGTACTAGATGCCACTGGCCTTCGTACCGACTTTGACATAAGGCACATACCGGGACTATCCAGAGCCAAGTTTGTTATCTATAACCTTACTGAAAAAGCTGTGCAGAACATGATGTCTGGTGACAGGTATGTTACTCTCAAGACAACATTACATGGTGACACTAGCTACACATTGGCTAGAAGGTTCAGGCTTAGTAATGCTGTTGATGAACTCAAACTACCTAACAGATTGACTACCTTGTATTGCTTCGACACCTTACGTATAACCTTACTAGAACAAGAAGTGAACGAGACAGTTATCAAACCAACCCTAAGAAGAATAGTAAACCAATCTTGTGATGCACTAGGATTTGCTGGAGCAAGGGTATTCAAGTCATTCCCAGAAGGACTACTTGATGAACCAGGACTTAAACAACAAAGACCAGTGCAAGGAACTATTGAAGAAGTGTTGACAGCATTGGGTAAGGAGTTCAACTTCTTGACCTACACTGTTGATGGCAACTTGGTATTTATGTACCAGCCTGACATAGACAATGTTGACAAGACCGAGCTAGCCACTAGGGAAGCTGATATAGTATTCCACACTAGGGCCATGCGATCTAATCCAAAGATAGGCTTAGTTACTTGTAAGATACATAGTAACCTTGACGGAAGAATCAAACCATCGGACTTAATAGACTTGTCACAATTGTTGACAGTCTCTGCTGATGAATCTGATCTGTTCTCTCTTGAAGCTATCAAGGGTTATGCAAAGAACTTCTCTGACAATAGTAAGTACCAAGCTTTTGCTATACAACACAAAGGAAGTAACTACACAGAGGAATGGTCAACAATCGTTTCAGGCTTATCTCCAACTAAGGGTAAATTAATGGACTCAGTTTCTTGGGCCAAATAGGAGCAAGTAATGGCTATAAAAAATGAACCAGCTTCTATCGAATATACTTTAGAAGATGGCACAGTACAAATACTTTACTTCAATGCCGTAGTCTCAGAAGATCACGAGACTAAGGCAACAATCACAAAGTATCCTGTACAAGAAGGAATGCATGTAAGTAATCACTCTATTAGGCACAACCGTCAAGTAGTTGTTGAGGGTGTAATAACAGATGTCCAAATAGATCGTGAAGATGGTTCTAATACTAACTATGGCCTAGAGCCTAGCAAGGCAGTAAAAGAAGTACTAGACAGCCTAATAACATCTGGCTATGAGTGTACAGTAACCACTAACCTTGGCATATATACTCCAGTAGTGTTTAATAGATTCAAGACCAAACAGAAAGCTGGTCTAATGGATTCTATGTTGTTCACAATATCTGGTGAGGAGATTATCAAGGTTAATACCAACAACTTCACAGCTCCAACACCTGTATTGTTTAAATCAATAACGGGGGCCGAGCGAGATATATTAGCTAAAGAATTAACTACTTACGGAATATATGCGAGGGATGATGAATGTCTGTCACAAGGTACTTTCAATAAAGGAGAGGACTTTAGGCTAGATGAACTAAATGAGAGTGGAACACCTGTACGTACTACCTATGTGTACCAAGGAACCAACCCAACTACTGGCGAGGCTATCTATGCTGTACACTTTGATGATGCATCAGTGGACGCTGTAGCAAATACTGAAGTGGCGGCTAGTGCTGGATTTTCACTCAAAGGTGGTATTGAACAGGTAAGTGATTGCCTAATGACTGAAGCAAGTAACGTAGCTACAGAGTATGTTGAAGATCAAGTAGATACTGCTATGGGCAAACTACAGAAATCTGCTTATGGTGTATTCTATGATGTAACTAACATGGGCAACGAGTACGGAACAACATTGGCTAGAGCTGGTGTAGGCTGTATGGTACGTAGCTTGACAGGTGGCGATGACACTTTCCCATATCAACCGGGCGAGTCATTACCAACTACAAGTCAAATTATGGATGGTGCTAGGTCTCTTCTAGGTATTGGAAGCCCTTCTCCAGACACAGTAACACTAACAAAAATAGATTGTTAAGGAAAACTTATGAACATTGATGACTACAACATAATTAAACCCGGTCACATTGTTGAGTACTTTCCAGAAACCCAAACAGCTACTGTCAAGATCGCCAACGATAGAACGTACTCTAGTTCTGTTGCTGATGACAAGACAGTAGCTCCGGGTTTATTGTATGATGTTCCTACCTTCACTCCCGGAGGTGGTAACTATCATATTACATTTCCGATCAAGGCAGGCGACACATGCTTACTAACCTTTAGTCAATTTGGATACGACCACTGGTTTGTGAATAATGAGGATGCGGCTGGAATCAGAAGTGATGGAAAACCTCAACCTTGGACTTATAGAAAATTCGATCTAGCTGATGGCTTTTGTCAAGTCGGCTGGAATAATATACCAACTGCTATCTCTGACTACTCAGCTACTGATAGTGAGTGGAGAAACGTAGACAGGAAGCAACACATAGCCTTGAAAGAAGATGGTGAGATTTTGTTGTCGGTTACGGCAACTGATGAATCGACTGCATCACATGTTAGGATTTTACCAAATGGACAGATAGTTTTGCTTAGCAGTGTTCAGGTAGTTTGTTGGGCACCAGAAACAACTGTGATAGGTGACTTAACAGTTACTGGAAGTGTAGTGGCTCAAGGTGAAGTTACTGGCAATGGCAAAGCACTATCTACACATACACATACAGGCGACTCTGGTGGAACTACCAGTGCACCTAACTAAGGAATCACTATGGTTTACCTAGCATTAGATAAGGCGACAGGAGATTTAATTCTACCAGAAGGTGGAGGTGTCGCTAGAGTAACAGACGGACGCTTCGTGGTACAACAAGTCCAGTGCAAGTTAAGAACTTGGCTAGGCGAGTGGGCATTGGATCAAGGCATTGGCTGGTTAGCCTTAACAGACTTTGACCGAAACTACAACAGAGCTTCTATAGAAAAACGAGCAAGGACAATTATCTTGAACACTCAAGATGTCCTTAAAATAAATTCATTATCCTCTACCTACAGTCAACGAAAACTAACATTACAGTTTAGTGCAGAGACTAAGTTTGGTACGATTGATGTAACAGTGCCTTGGAGTAATTCATAATGGCTGGATTAACTAGTTCAGGTTTCATACCTGAAACATACGATGATATAAAAGCACGAATAGAAGGCAAGCTAGAACTATTGAATCCCGGATTTGATTTCTCTGCTGAGTCTCCTGATGGACAACTACTTGAGATCATGACTTACGAGATCTTTCAAGCATGGTCACAACTAGGAATAGTTTATGACAGCTACAACCCAGCGATCTCTTCTGGTGCAGCTCTACGTAATATTGGTTTGCTAACTGGTTTACCTTTTGGTGTAGCAACTAAGTCATACGTAACTTTAGAAACACAAGGCATAACTGGTACAGTCATTCCTGCACTTTCAGTAGTAGCTGATGATGCTGGCAACGAGTACTATACAGCCTACGAAGTATCCATACCAAGTAACATTCAGGCTGTAGCTAAGATCTCTGGTGTACTTGATGTGAGCGTAGGAACAGTAACTAATATTGTTACTCCTGTTGCTGGCTGGGATGCTGTAACTCAAACTACTGTTGGCGTTGCTGGTACCACTGAACAGACTCAACAAGAATACAGAAACACTCGACAATCTACTGTCATGCGTGGCACAACTTCAGTTGCAGATAACATGCAAGCTGAGCTTTATGAGTTAGGTATTGCACAAGCATTTGTTGTTAATAATGATACAGATACTGTCTTTGCAGATGGTACTCCGGCTAACACCATTCAAGTCAAGGTTGGTGAGATAGACTCTACTGTTTCTGACGAAGACATAGCTAATGCAATCATGCAAACTAAGTCGATGGGTTGTGCCACTTACGGTACTACTTCAGTCAATTTAGTTGATGGGCAAAACGTAGCTCACACTATTAATTTTACTAAAGCTTCAGTGAACAATGTTGAAATAGCATTGGACATCACTTTCCTAGATGATGATAACGCAGGGGCTGAAGAATCAATTCAAGCAGCACTTGTTGCATACATAAACAGCTTACCTGCTGGTGAAGACGTTATCTGGTCGAGACTGTTTGCTTACGTAACTCCTTATGGAGAAGCACAGATCAACTCTTTAACTCTAGGCGCACTAAATGGATCATTGACAGCAACTAATTACGCTATCGGTGACACAGAATATGCCAACATCACTACTGCGGATATAACAATTACGGTGGTATAAAATGAGTAACCAAAACTACTACGGCAATTTGCAAGCGTTCACTAAACCTAAGCCCACTATTGATACCTCTAAAGGTACTGATATTATGGACCAGCTTATGTTGAGCCAGTATGCAAATAGCCCTAACTTACGAGAGTTCCTTTTGGCATACGTGGAAGAGATGGACACATTGTTCACTCAACTAGATGAAGTTTATCTAGGTCGCTTCCTAGAATATGCTGAAGGTTCACAGCTAGATGTAATCGGACTTATCCTTGACCAAGCACGTTCAGTAGCTTTACCATCTACATACTTCGGTATGGCTGGTGCTACTGGTGCTGATTCATTTTCTGATGAGGCTTCCCCGTTTGAGGGTGGCTTCTTCAAGTCTGAAGGTGATGACGATTACGTAAACACTCCACTTAGCGATGAAGTTTATCGTAGACTTTTATTTGCTAAAGCCTATGCTAACATTCGTCCTAACACGAGTCTTGATAGTTCTTACGAATTAATAACAGCACTACTTGGTCGTGTACCAACTAAGATGCATTTACTTTCTGGATCAACTCACTCTATCACTCAGTCTTTCAATGGACAGTTTGATAACAGTGTTGCCGGATGGGATACTCTTTACACTACCCTGACTGCAATCGGTTGGGAAAATGGAATGGCTTGGGCTAACACTGTTGGAGACTACACGTTCTATGCAGGTCTTACCTCTAATGCAAGTACTACTATTGAGATAGTGGCTACACGTTCTTATGATATAACACTTGATGTAGTTCACTCTACTGGTGTGGGTTCTACTGTGTATTTGATAGCTCTTGAAGCTGATGGTACAGAGCTTGGTAGGTGGTCGCACAAGTCTACTTCTGATAACGAAGCACATAGCTTTGCAGAAACTTTGACTTCTTCTACATACACTGGTGAAGTAACCTTGGTTGCTTACGAAGATCGTACACAGAGAGCTGCCTATACTCAAGGTAACAGTTCTGTAACAGGCACTCTTGATAATACCGTAACACTTGCTGGTGATTTTGATATTGAGTTTACTTGGGAGCGTACTGATAGGTCTGGTACTGGTATAAATTATTTGCTGGGGACAAGTGCTTCAGAGGCTATCTTAGCCTATGACAGCAACCACTCAAATAACCCAAACAGGCTTACTTTTATTTTAAATGGTGCATATAAGAATTGGCAAGACGCACTTGAAAATGTAGCACAAGGACAGTTTATCAAGATTAGGCTTAAAAGAGTTGGTGGCTCGGCTACTTTGTACATAGATGATACTGAACTCGAAACAAAGAGCTTTGTTGGTAAGGTTACTATTGACAAAGTACTTGTTAATGGTTCTGCAAATGGAATCATAGCAGACCTAACAATTATTGATGGGACCAAGCAAGCTAAAGGTACGTACTTGGCTGCTGGTAACTCTTCAGTTGTAAACATTCCTATGTTGGCTGATGATGACTTATCATTTACATACTTTGCAGAAACTGTGTCTGCTAGCTGGGAAACATTAGTTGGTAGGGAAGGCACTAGTTTGGTTTACATAAACGGTGGATTGCTTTACACTACATATGGTGACAGTCTTGTTACTGTTGATGGAGTATCGTATGCCTCTGGAGCATACACAGTAGAGGAAGGATCTACTATTGTAATAGGTTATACAATAAACAGTGCTCAATCAATCGTCAGGCTTAGTAACAACTCTGGTGGTACAGCTCCTGCTGGTGGAGTCATCTCAGACTTTACCGTGAATCGTACACAGACTAAAATGCCTGCTGGCGATTACTGGCTATTTGATAGTAATAAGTATGTACCCATTCCTGCACATGACTACACAGGTGACTTCGATGTCTCTGTAACTTGGCAGCGAATGGATACTACTAGTGGTAATTCTGGAACAAACTTGTTAGACTCTGTTGATAATAATAGCAGGCTTGTTGCAAATGATTCTGCCAAGGTTAATTTCCCAAATCTCCTATTTGTACGGATAAATGGTACTAACTATTCAGCTACGGGTGCATTGGTTGGTGTTGCACAAGGACAAGTTATAGACATACTGGTTACTAGACGTAATGGTTTTCTGACTTATTATATTGATGGTGCTATTGTCGGCACCAGCTCAGGTAATACAAGTACTTGGTCTCCAGATTTGATTAGTTCTGATGTATCTGGTACTAGAAGTTTGGGTGTTATCTCAGACGTAGGCTTAGTAGATTATGACGAGCTTCCTAAAGGAGATTACTTGCTAAGTAATAACACTGCCTATACTAATGTCAATATTCCTATAGCTATTGGTGACACTGTTGAGTTTGATTGTATCTTTGGAGACACTTCAACTTCTGTAGGACTGTTCGATGGAAGGGCAACTACTAACCTTGATGGTGCATTAAGTGATACGTTCATGGTATTGGATGGTGATGGTACTTACAACATGGGAACTGGTAACTGTTTTGTTGATGGAGTGTCTGTAGATACCAATGACACATATCCTACAGATGGCCTATTGCATAAAATTAGTTTTGTTGCAACGCAGAATGGATACATAGATACTATTGGTGCTGTAAGTACTAGTAAGGCAAATGTATTAAAAGGTACTGTAGCGAACTTCAATGTAAACAATGGTGAGTTCTTATACGCCCTTAACAACATTACTGATAACGGTGACAGTACTGCTATTGCTCCACAGACTGGAACGACTGCTGAGTATGGTAGTGAGCTTGTTACTAATGGTGACTTTGCTACTGATAGTGATTGGTCTATTGTTAACGGTGATAATGGAGCAAGCGTAGTTTTTTCTAGTGGACAAGTTACTCTAACTAGAGGTTCAGTTGCTGATGTCATTATCACGCAAACACTGACAGGCTTAAATATAGGATCAGTTTATAAGCTTGAGGTTGATGTTGATTCTAGTCAGAATGGAACTAAATATAGTTTTCAAGGAGGTATAATTCCCTACACTACAGACACAGGAACTTTAACCGCATACGTAATTGCAACTAGTACTTCTACTGCTGTTTCTATACAGAAAGGTGGAAGCACTGGAAGTGTAGGTGTATTTAATAATATATCAGTCAAAGAAACTACCAATGGTTTTATCCCGGTATTCGATGAAGACACTAACCTTATTAGCTATGCTTCTAACAAGACCTACTACCCATTTAATGAAACGGTAGCTGGTGATAACTATGAAGTACTTGCATACGAAGGTCCTCAGAGAGATGCTTGGAAAGAGTCTGGTACGTTAACCATTCCTACTGGTTGGACAGATCTTGGTAGTGGTTCTTTCTCATGTGATACCAACATTGACTACAAAACTATAGATAATCGTAACCTTGCACTAGGCCCTATAGTCGATGGCTCAACAGTTATCGTAAAGTATGAAGTGTATGATTATGTGAAAGGTGGAGTTCAACCAATAGCATACAGTGAGACTCTTTATAGGTATTCTAGTGATGGAACGGTTACAGCAAATGGTTTCTATGAAAATCAATTTGATTTGACGTTTGCAACAGGGAGTTCTACTCACAACAGAGTTGGCTTTAGGTCTAGAAATTCTGTCGATGGATTCACTGGCAAGATACGTAACATTACTTTTGAAATCGTGCCAAAGTCTTGGGTAGGTCCAAATGTATTTGTAAATGGTGACTTCTCTGATGGAGTAGGTGGTTGGTCTATTTCAGGTTCTTCATCAATTATTACTGATGACGGTGGAGTACTTAAAGCTGAAAAGATAGGGTCTGCTTCAACTTGGATGGCTAGAGCTGCTGCTACACTTTCTCCAGTTGTGGAAGGGAAGACCTACACACTAAATGCAACAGTTTGGGCTGATGCTGGCAATACAGGGGGTTTTAATCCGAGAGTAACTATTAAAGATAATACTACTAGTGACAACATAGCTGCTAACATAGATATTAGTGATGGCTATACTTTTGTAGCACCTGCTGGTGGCTCTGTGTACATGACTCTTACTGAGGGTACTGGTGCAGTAAACGGTGACATTTTCTACATAGACGATATTACCCTTACAGAGAAAGTAGACGGTGCTTGGAGTACAGCTCCTCAGCTTATCAATGAGTTTGATGGTACTACTTACATTCACGCTATGAACGATGTAGTTGACAATGGAGACACTACTGCTTATCTTCCTCAGACTGGTAACGCTACAAGTCCGACTAGCTACTTACGTGGTCAAGTTGCAGGCTTTGATGTTATTGAGTCACAGGTTGACTTAGGTGGACAAACTATCAGCTATCCTCTTGATGAAGATGCTGGAAGTACTTTCTTGCTGATGAATGAGACTGCTTATGTTGATGTAAGTATTCCTATGAGAGTTGGTGAAGTAACTACCTTTAACTATATTCTGAAGGCTGGACATACTCAAAATGATGTCATGTTCGGTACTGTTGCATATAGTGCTGCTTTGTACGTTGACGTAAATGACAGCTTAGTTGCTGGCAGTGCTAATCTTGTTTTCTGGTTAGATGGTGTGCCAGTTGTTGGTGGAGAAGTTTTAACCGTAGACACTAAGTATACTATAACAGCTATGCGTAAAGGCACTGACACAGTGATAACTAGGATAGGTGCATCTAATACTACAAGCAGTCCTACCAAGGGTATTGTATCGAACTTCAATGTAAACAATGGCGAGTACGTATACGCTATGAATGACATTGTTGATAACGGTGATAGTACTGCTGCTGCTCCTCAGTCTGGAACGACTGCTGAGTATGGTTCAAACCTGCTTGTTGGAGATAACACTAGTTTTGATTCAAGCATAGGTAGTTGGTATGCCACAAATAGCTCAGTAATAGGTTTGTCTTGGGACACTTCTGGTTCTATGCTAATGACAAGACTGACCTCTGGTTGGGTATCAGTCTATACAGGCAATGCGATACTGGAAGAAGGTAAGATGTATAGTATAGATATTGACGTAGACTTCTCTAGCGGAAGTGGATTTCAAAATCTTTATGTGTCTCTTGGAGGAAATGAACTAGGTAAAATCCCTACTACTCATGTTGGTACACTTACGTTTACAGGAGTGAGTGATGCTGATACAGCGTTTAGGCTTTATCACAAAGACAATAGTACTTCTCAGACTGGGCTAATTAAGTCCGTAGTTGTGCGCGAGACAAGCAATGGTCTTATCCCTGTGTACAATGCTGGCAATAACACTTCAGCACTATACAGCAAGAACCTTGATGATGTTACTACTTACTATGCTTACGATGAAGACGGAGAACGCTACAGTCACTTTGATGGAGCATGGTCTGGTGTGAATAAGTTGCTAGATCCAACTGCAACACTTTCTTCTGGCAAGGCTTACTTCGACAACATCACAGTATCTGAGGATGTAGTTATAGCTGCAAGAACTGTTGAACTACGTCTGTCTTCCGCAGACACGAGCACTAACGATACTGCTTTGATAGAGTACTTTAGTAAATACTTAGTACCTCTTGGTACTACCTTCACAATTACAAGGGAGTAATTATGACGAACCAAGTAAACCTGCCTATAGTTTGGGCAGAAACTGGTGGAATCACAGACCCAACTGATGCCAAATATGGTCTTGGTTGGGTAGCTGAGATACCTACCTTTCAACATTTTAACTTCCTTCTAAATGCCCTTGACAGCAATTCGCTGTCTTTGGCTGAGAAGGCTAACTGGGATTATGAAGCAACTATTACATATCAACCGGGAGCTAGTGTACGTATAGCTAGCACTGGTATTGTGTACTATTGTCACACAGTAAGTACTGGCAATGATCCTGCTACTGATACTTTGGGCAACTACTGGTCAACTACTCCACTGTTTGGTCTTACCGGACCAACTGGTAATACTGCCAAGAACGGTTTAGTAATTAGTGAGCCAATGTCTAGAACTAGTGGAACAACTTGGTCTAGTTCTGATCTTACTGTAGGCAACCAGTTGAATGGTTTGATGCACTTTAGATCAACTACTTCTGGCGATGGTCTATTGCTTGGTACTGTTGGTGGAGAACTTGTTACTGTCGATGTTGGCACTACTCAGACTCCAGATGGCAGAAATATTTCTAAGGGCACTGCTGGTGTAAGTAGGATCTTCCATGAAGGTCACGTACCTACTGTCAGTGAAGTTACTGACGCTGTAGAAGAAGCACCTGAAGATAATTTGCTATATGCACGTACTAACTCTGGTTGGACTAAGGTAACAGCTACTTTGGTTCAGGATACTCCACCTAACTTGACTGGTGATGGTGCTGGTTGGTATAACCTTGAAGACGGTCAATTGTATATTGATGTCTATGATGGCGATACTTCTCAGTGGGTTCCTGCTAGTCCTGCTTTAATACCTGACAACTTTGCTACTTCTGCTGAGATAAATGCTGGAACAAATGCCACTAAGTGTATGTCACCAGCAGCCTTGGCAGGATCTAAGTATGTACATGAAGAAAGTAATGGTTTTACTTACCTTAACTATAGTGGTAATCAAAGATTGGCTACTAGTAATACTGGTGTAGGGGTAAATGGAGCATTAGATCTAAGTGCATCATTAACAGTGAATTCTAGTCTTGCCCCTACTGGTGGTAGCATATTTATGTATGGCGGACAGTCACACAGAATAGCTTCAGCCTCTGACGGATCGTTTCAGTTATTAGAACGTGACCAGAATGGAGCCAATGAGAAAACTGTAATACGTTGTAACCATAATGGGGGGCCAAGCCTTTACTACAATAATGGTCAAAGACTTAATGTTACTAGTACTGGTGGTACTTTAATAGGCACTTGGACAGGTACTGTTACTTCTGACGAAAGACTTAAGGAGAACATTACTGTACGTGATGGCCTATCTAACATCCTAGCTCTTAACGGAGTTGATTGGGAGTGGAAAGAAGGCGAAGAGATCGAAGGTGCTGATCTATCAGGTTTCACTGCACAGAATTGGGAAAGTGTTTATCCTGATGACGTAGTAGAGGTTGATGGAGTTAAGCAAATATCTAGAAGTATTGATACTCAGGTATTTGATGCTGACTTAGTAGAGGCTATCAAAGCTCAACAGGTTCAGATAGAAGCTTTGCTTGCTCGTATAGAAGTACTAGAAGCATAAAATAACGAGGGGCTACCACAGCCCTCACTAATTAAAGGAGATAGCTTATGGCTATTGATTTTCCAGCTATAACTGTTACTGGTCAAACCTATGACTATCTAGGTATCAGATATACTGCTGACTACACAAATCCTCCGGGGTTTTGGAAGGTAACTACTCCGGGTTCTTATGGAGCTGCTACCGATACCGAGATCAATACTGGGACAGATACTGTAAAGTACTTGACTCCTCTGGAGTTGGAGCAGTCTGATTATGTACGTCAAGAAGAAAGTACAGGTGTTACTAACCTTGACTACAATGGATCTACTAAGTTAGCTACTAATAATACTGGTGTAGATGTGACTGGTACTTTAGATGCTTCTGGTAACTTATCCTGTCAAGATCTTTACATAGATGACAACAGCATAAAATTTGCTAATACATCCTACCTAGACACAAGTGCTAAGGGCCAAGACATCAATTTAAGAACTGTAGATAGCAGTGGTAACTTGGACACTTGTATAGCTGCTTGGTCAAATAGTAGTGGTAATACTGGTGCTAATTTATACTACAATCAATCTCTTAAGCTAACCACTAAATCTGGTGGTGTTGATATAACTGGTGTTGCTGATGTGTCTGGTGATATCACTGCTGCTAACCTTAGACAAGGCCGCTACACAACATCTGACGAGAGCAATGCTTATATTACTGGTTTTGTAGGAACAGATACCTTTATTGGTATTGGTCAAGTAAATGTTGCTATGCAAAGAGTAGGTAGATCTGTTACTTTATCAGGTTATGTTGAAGTAAATTCCTTTAGCCAACCAGCTCCATCACAGAACGCTATTAGTCTTTCTGTAGATATGAAAAGATGGCTACCATCAGTTGGTTTGACTAATAGTACCTATCTTACTTATGGGTCTGGTTTAATAGACTTCACAGAGGTTACTGACGGAGATCTACCCCAAATAGCTTGTAGGGTAATAGCAGACCAAAATGGTTGGTTGGATTTATATGTATCTGACATTATGGCTGGATACAACTCAAATGGTGTTGCTACTACGTTCAGTAAGCTAAGATGCTACTTTAATGTGGTCCTATACAACGTATCAGGATAGAACTACATGGTCCGATCAACCCTAAACAGG